TAACGATGAGAAGTTAAGGAAGAAGCAAGAAGTTATAGAGAAGAAAAGATTTAAGTTAAATAAGGCAGCGAATATAGCTCAAGCGACTATAAGTACATACTTGGCAGCTAATAAAGTTCTTGTTGAGACTAAAGGGGGTACTGTGGCTAGATTTGTAGCTATGGCAGCAACAATATCTGCTGGTTTGTTAAATGTAGCAGCTATAGCCAGACAGAAGTTTCAGTCTTCAGCAGGTAGTGGAGGTTCAATAGGAGCAGCAGCAGGTAGTAATGGTGGAGAAGGAGAGTCTAGAGAGTTTAATTTCAACTTAGCAGGTAGCACACAATCAAATCAATTAACGCAATCACTAGCTAGTCAGTTAAGCCAACCAATACAAACGTATGTGGTTTCATCAGAAATAACAAGTCAACAACAATTAGATTTAAATATAGCTAACACAGCAACAATAGGTTAAAACAATAATTATGGAAGATTTAGACATCATAGAATTAATAATAGACGAAAACAATCTAGAGGATGGAATAGAAGCTATCTCTTTAGTGGAAAGCCCTGCAATAGAAGAGAACTTTGTAGCCTTAAGTAGACACAAGGTAGAGTTCAAATCTGTAGATGACGAGAAAAGAATTGTAGTTGGATTAGCTTTAGTTCCAGACAAGGAAATATTTAGAAAAAGTGGAGACTACTCTTACAAGATAGTATTCTCTAAAGAGACTGTTAAGAAGGCATCTGAGCTTTACCTTAAAAGACTAAAGAATAACAATGCTACCTTAGAACACGAACTAGCGGTAAAAGGAGTGTCTCTAATAGAGTCTTGGATAGTAGAAGACCCTAATATGGATAAAACTAATTTATACAAGCTAGACGCTCCAGAGGGTGCTTGGGCGGTTGTTATGAAGATAGATAATGATAAGATATGGGAAGATGTAAAGCAAGGTAAATATCTTGGCTTTAGTATAGAGGGCTTCTTTAGTCAAAAGGAGCAAGAGTTAGAGAAGCTATCTATGCCTGAAGAAGACTCTAAGGCTTTATCAGTATTAAACGAAATCCTAAATAAGCTAAAAGATGAGTAGAAGAAAAGAAGACGAGTGGAGTAGAACATCTCCAAAGAACAAGAGAAGAGGCTGTCTTTGTAAAGATGGAAATACTTACAGTAGAGAATGTTGCAATGGTAATATGATTAATCAAGGCATAGGAAACTTAACAGGGCAATCTGAATCATAATAATAGAAAATACAACAATATTTACATTACTAGTTATTAGTGTTATAGAGTTATTAATAATAAATTTTAATTTATGAAAAGTCCAAAGGAAATTGTAGATGCCTTCAAAAGCATTTTACTTTCTTCTGAAGAAGTAATTGAAACACCTGTAGAAGAGGTTGTTGAATTAGCTGAAGAAGAGGTAATCGAGGAAGCTCCTATCGAAGAGGAAGAAGTTATTTCTGAAGACTCAGAGATTGAGTCATTAAAAAAGAAATACGATTCTTTATACGAAGAGTTAGATTCATTAAAAGCTTCTGTTAAGCAGCTGATGGAAATTGTTTCTCCTTCAGAAGAGAAAGACGTTCCTGCTGAGTTAGCAGAGGAAGTAGAAATTAAGGAAGATGTTACTGAACTATCTGTTGAAGCAGAAGAAATAGTACATTCTCCAGAAGCTCAAGTTGAGCAAAAACAACAACACTTATATTCACAAAGCAGAAGTAGAACTGTGAAAGATTCAATCTACAACAAACTATTTAATAAATAAGATAAAAGATGGCAACAACAACTTCAATTACAACAACTTACGCAGGAGAAAAAGCAGCAGGGTACATCTCAGCAGCTTTATTATCCGCAAGTACTATCGAAAATGGTGGTATTACTGTTAAACCAAATGTAAAGTTCAAGCAAGTAATCAAAAGACTTTCTACCACAGACTTAATTGCTGATGGAAGCTGTGATTTCGCTGCAACTGATACTGTTACTTTAGACGAGAAAATTTTACAACCAGAGGAATTCCAAGTTAACTTAAACTTGTGTAAATCTGATTTTAGAGATGACTGGGATGCAATATCTATGGGATATTCTGCATTTGACAACTTACCTCCTTCTTTCCAAGAGTTTTTAATCGCTGAGATTATTGCTAAGATTGCTGATAAGAATGAGAAAAATATCTGGATGGGTGCTACTGGTACTGCTGGAGAATTTGATGGATTAGTAGCTTTAGCTACTGCTGATGCAACTGTAAACGATGTAGTAGGAACTACTGTTACTGCTGCTAACGTAATTGCTGAAATGGGTAAAGTGGTAGACGCTATGCCTTCTGCATTATACGGAAAATCAGACGTTAAATTATACGTTGCTCAAAACGTTTATAAAGCTTATGTAAGAGCTTTAGGAGGTTTTGGAGCTGCAGGAGTAGGAGCTGCTGGTTACGAATCAAAAGGAAATAACCAAGCTATCAACTCATTATTGTTTGATGGAGTAGAGGTATTCTTAGCAAACGGATTAGACTCTAACTATATGTACTTAGCTGAAGCTTCTAACATCTTCTTTGGAACTGGACTTTTATCAGACCACAACGAAGTGAAGGTATTAGATATGAGCGATTTAGATGGTTCTCAAAATGTACGTTTCGTAATGAGATTTACAGCAGGTGTACAACACGGATTTGGTTCAGACATCGTTCTTTACACTCCAGCTTAATTAACTGATTATTAACAATATCCCCTCTTCTTTAATGAGGGGGGTATATTAAAACCCAATATAAAAATGGCTTGTGATTTAACAATAGGAAGAAAAGAAGTATGTAAAGATTCGGTTGGTGGTATAAAAGCTATCTACTTCTCGAATTTTGAAGATACTACTCCTTCTGCTTATACATTTGACGCTACAAATACAGATGTTATTGACGCTGTATCTGGAACACCAAATGCTTTCAAGTATGAAGTAAGAGATGCTTCTTCTTTCACGCAAAATATTCAGTCTAGTGCTGATACAGGAACTACTGCTTTTGAGCAGGTAATAGAATTAACATTAAAAAAGTTAACTATTGCAGACAATAAGGAATTAAAATTAATTTCTTATGGTAGACCAAGAGTTATCGTTCAAGACCAAAATGACAATTACTTTTTAGCTGGATTCGAAAATGGCTGTCAAGTAACTGCTGGCACTATCGTAACAGGACAAGCAATGAATGACCTTAGTGGTTATACATTAACTTTAACTGGTATGGAAAAGAAACCTGCAAACTTCTTAGACTCTGACCCTGCAACTGTAGGATTTACTGTTGTAGTTCAAGCATAGTTTTACGTTTACTTTATGTTTTTAGTTTAGGTCTGCTTCGGTAGACCTTTTCTTTTATAATAAAAACAAAAAATCGAATATACGTTATAAGTTTATGATTAGATTATTGCCAACATCATCGGAGCAAACCATCTCAGTTATACCTAGAAAATTAAATTATATTTCTATAGTTGACTTTCAAAAAAGAGTACCTAGTCCTTTAGAGGCTATAGATTGTTTGATTGAAGCTATTGATGAATTTAACGATACTTCTATCTACATAAGAAGAGATGGAGATGGTAAGGATTTTACCACAACAGATGTTGAATCTGTGATTAATGAAGACTTTGTAGATTTTAGTTTTTCTAGTGATATTTTTGTTGAAGGGTCTGGTTATTCTATAGAAATAACTGAAGGTGTTGATTTAATATACAGGGACAAGATATACGTTACAACTCAAACTAATACAGATGTATATCATACTATAAGTCCTAATTATTATGAAGAGAACGATACTGATGGCGATGATAAATACATAACAATATAATGGGTAAAATAAATATTAAAAAGAATTATTCAGTAAGTAAGCCAAAGACATACACTAAGAACTTTAGTGTTGTTCAGTTATCTACATATCAAATGCCTAAAGCAGTTGAAAGAAAAGGAGATAATTGGGTTACTTGGGGAGAGGATAATGACTATTTCGGTAGACTAATAGATTTAAACTTAGGAAGTCCTACAAACTCCAGATGTATAAAAGGTATATCTGATATGATTTATGGTAGAGGTCTTGACTGTACTGATAGTGATGACAAGCCTGTAGAGTGGGCAGAAGCTCAACTAATATTTAAACCTAAAGATGTAAAGAGAATAGTAAACGACAGAAAAGAGCTAGGAATGGCTGCAATACAAGTTGTTTACAATAAGACAAAGAAAACTGTACTTAAAGCTTTGCATTTCCCAATAGAAACTCTTAGAGCTGAAAAAGCTGTAGATGGAATTATAAAAGCTTGGTATTATCATCCTAACTGGTCAGAATACAAGAACGGAGATAAGCCTAAAAGAATACCTGCATTTGGACAAGGTAGTAAGAAGGAAACTTCAGAGATATTTGTATCTAAGCCTTATCAAAGTGGATTTTGGTATTATACTCCTAGTGATTATCACGGATGTTTACAATACTGTGATTTAGAGGTGGAAGTATCAAACTATCATATCAATAATATAAAGAATGGTTTACAGCCTAGTTTATTTATAAATTTCAATAATGGGATTCCTCCAGAGGAGACTCAAGAAATAATGGAATCTAAGATAAACGACAAGTTTGGTGGAACAAACAATGCAGGTAGAACAATCATTGCTTTTAACGAAGACAAGGATAGTGCTGCAACTATAGACCCTATACACTTGCCAGATGCTCACGCTCAGTATCAGTTTTTAGCTGATGAAAGTAGAGAGAAGATAATGTTAGGACACGGAATTGTGTCTCCAATATTATTAGGTATAAAAGACAATACAGGTTTTGGTAACAATGCAGAGGAATTAAGAACTGCATCTATCCTTATGGATAACTATGTTATTAGACCTTTCCAAACAGATTTACTAGATGACTTCTGTGAGATATTATCTATAAACGGAATATACTTAAACTTATACTTTGTTACTTTACAGCCTATTGAATTTACAGAATTAGAAAACATTTCTACTAAAATTAAGAGAGAAGAAGAAACAGGGGAAAAGTTAAGTTCTCAAACAGAACTAGAAGACTTTAAAGATGAAGATGGAGATGACCTTTTAAGCCAATTAGAAGGCTTAGGAGAGGTTATTTCTGATGACTGGGAGCTTATACACTCAGAAGAAGTTTCTGACGCTGAGAAAGACTTTAATTTAACTGAATTAGCTAACATAGAGAATAAGCCAAACGCCAAGTCATCTCAAGATTCTGATGTTTATAAAGTAAGGTATGCTTATAGTCCTGTTAGACAATCTACAAATAGCAGAAAGTTCTGTCAAAGTATGGAAACTTTTACTTCTAGGAATATGGTGTTTAGAAAAGAAGA